AGTATTTAGCAGATACATTGTTCCAGCAATAGAGGCAGTAGGAGATGCTCTCATTTTTACAGGATACTGAACAGCAATACGACCCTCAGTTGTTGATATTGACATACCAGCACCAACGCTACTTAACCCATCAGTACCATCAACTTTATATAAATACCTCTGACACAAAGCCAACTCAGTCCCAAAAGGTCTGTAATCAAAGCTCGTTGCTGTTGAGCCTTTTTCTAGCTGAACGCCTGTGATGTAGAAAGTAGCGCCGTTTGTGCCGACTACTGATGTTGCGCCAGTTGCACCTAATGCGACTGAAGTTGTCCAAGAGCCAGCCGAGAAACTATATGTTGACCCAATGCCAAGACCAAAAATTACATATATTCCAGCACCATTGGTTGTTAACCATGTTCCGCTTGTTGCTCCAGTAATCGTAATTGATTTTTGCTCCCAAGTATTAGCGTTTGAGATTGTGTAAGTAAATGGATAGTTATATGATGCGCCAGAATTTTCTAAGCAACCACCAAAAGTACCAGTTAAAGAACTGCGTACCCAAAAAGAAATTGTTATGGTTTGGGCGTTAGCAGTACCCCATGCTAAATCGGCAATGTTATAGCCTTCAATTATTTGTTGAATGAAAAAATAATCACTTGCACCAATTGAATAGGCAGAAGATGATGTAACTCCAAGATAGTTTTTAAAACCTGCTGGTGGTGTTACAGAGCCAGCATTTTGTTGAACGCTAAACTTTGAAGATACAGATGCTTGACCTTGCCATCTATCAACAGTATATGAAGAACTGCTTGGTATTGAAACACTTGCCCCCGCATTCCTTTGGTCAATCACCATTGCAGAATTTATGAGGCGATTCTTGAAGCCAAATGTGTTGGCTACAGAAATATATCCTGTTGTTGATGGGGTAGCCGCACTGGTTGTTCCAACCAACAAATTCCCCGAACTGTCAAACCTTGCAACCTCCGCACCACCTTCAGCAAACCCAATAATGTCTGCGCCAAAGAAGATACCTGTGTTTGTATCTGTTCCCCTGACAGCAGGGGTTGCGGCAGAACCGTCGATGTCGGACAAACCATCCGTGCCGGAAAGAATTAGAGTCATGGTGTTACCTCAACCCAAGACAATGTAGGCTCATCCCAGTTGTACATTTTTCCGTCTGCTGGATACAAAACAGGGGCAGTCCATTGGCAAGTTTCTTCATTCAAAAGCCAGCTTGGGTATGGCTGCGGCGGTATGAACGCATCACGTCCTGAGTCATAGGTGTAGCCAATGCCAGCGTAATTTTTACGCAATGGTCGTCCTTCTGGGTGTTGACCGCCGTGGGTGTTGTATGAAGTTTGCACCCATCCATGCCCAAAGATGCCAGAGTCAATGACATCTTGTTCGGCAACGATTACGTTAACTACTACCCCGTTTTCTACTTTTGCAAAGTGTGACATTTGTTTCTCCTTATGCCGTGTATGAGCCTGAACTGTTGTAGGTCAGAATTGTATTTGCGCCGCTTGTGGTGACTGTTGGTGAGCCTGTTGTTGTGCCTGAGTATTTAGCTGTTGGTATTGAGAGAATCACAACACCAGAGCCGCCATTACCAGTTCTACCGCCACCACCGCCACCAGTATTAACTGTTCCTGCTGTTCCGTTGAAAGCACCATCATTATTTCCATTACCACCGCCACCAGTACCACCTAAAACTGGAAATGCTGATGTGTCACCAATACCACCACCACCACCAGCATAGGTTACAGATGAGCCTGTAATTGATGAGGCTGTACCATCACCACCTTGACCAAATCCATCTGTGTTGCCAGCTTCTCCAGCACCACCACCGCCAGACCCCAATAAACCAGCACCAATATTAGATGTTCCACCAGCAAAACCCTCACCACTTGTGCCAGCACCACCAGTTCCGTTAGTAGATGGTGAAATATATCCACCGCCACCCCCAGAACCACCTGCCGAGCCATCTTGCTGTCCTGTGTTTGCACCACCGCCACCGCCACCAGTTGATGTAATTGAACTAAAAACTGAATTAACACCGCTAGCGCCTCTAGTTCCACCAGCGGCAGTTCCAGCTCCACCAGCACCGACTGTGACTGTGTAAGAAGTGCCTTTAATTAATATAAATCCACTTGCTGTGCGATATCCACCAGCACCACCGCCACCTGATGAACCACCACCACCACCAGCAACAACAAGATATTCAACGCCATAAGCAGGGACTAAAGACCCGCTAGAAGTAAATGTGTGAATAGTGTTGCCACCAGAAGATGTGACTGTTCCACCAGAAAACACTTGTGAGCCAGCGTAAGAGATGATTACTACGCCAGAGCCACCTGCGCCAGCAGTGCCGCCCAAGTAACCTGCTCCACCGCCACCACCGCCTAAATTAACTGTGCCAGCAGTAGCATTGCCACCAGACGCATTTGCTCCAGTTCCACCTCCGCCAGTTCCGCCGCTACCGGGAGTGCCGCCATTTGTTCCCCCACCTCCACCACCAGCGTAAGTTACGCTTGAGCCAGAAATGGATGATGCTGTGCCGTTTCCGCCATTACCACCAGTAGTTCCTGACGCGGCATTTGAGCCAACAGCCCCCGCTCCGCCACCGCCACCGCCTCCGCTATTCCCAGAAATGACAGCGCCTCCATTATTGCCTTGACCAGCCGTCCCAGAACCGCCCAAACCGCTATTGTATGTGCCACCACCACCAGAACCACCAGTGCGTCCATTACTGTTCTGAGCGCCGCCACCTCCGCCACCAACAGCGGAGGTTGTAACCATACTGAAAGTGGAATTTGTACCATCTCCACCAGCCGCAAAATCTGCGGCAATAGTTCCACCAGCGCCCACTGTTACAACATAGTTAGAGTTAGTGTCAATAGTTAAACCAGAGCCTGACAGTAAACCACCAGCACCACCGCCACCAGCCGCCGCACTTGAGTGTCTTGCCCCTGCACCTCCACCAGCAACAATTAAGTAACTTGCTGTTACAGATGACAAAGGGCTAAGTGCGCCAGAAGATGTGAATGTGTGAATGAAGTTACCGCCTGATTGGGTAACAGTTCCACCACCAAATAATTGTGTTGCGCTTGTGTATGAAATGATGACGATGCCTGAGCCGCCTGATGAACCATTATTGTTAGGCCCACCACCACCACCACCACCAGTGTTGGCTGTGCCTGCTGTTCCAACAGAACTAGAAATACCGCCTGTTCCACCGCCACCGCTACCTCCAGCGCCACCACTGTCAAAACCACCACCGCCACCACCGCCAGCATAGGTAACGCTAGAGCCTGTAATTGAAGATGCTGTGCCAGCACCGCCAGCACCAGATACAGTATTACCAGTTCCACCAGCCGCAGTAGCACCGCCACCGCCACCGCCATAATTTACAAATCCGCTTGTACTGCCACCGTTGTTACCTTGTGATGGAGATGTTGCTGGAGTATTTCCTGTGCCACCAGATGCCGCAGCAGATGGAGAACCTGCACCGCCACCACTGCCTCCGTTAGCACCAGCACCACTACCTAAAGAACCACCACCACCACCGCCAGTAGATGTTATTGAGGAAAATACAGAATCAGTTCCATTAGTTCCTTTATTGGAAGTTGATGTAGAACCCGAACCACCAGCACCCACAGTAATTGTGTATGACTGAGTTGGGTTTAAAGATAATGTACCTGTTCTAAAACCACCCGCACCACCACCACCGCCAGCGTAGCTAGTTACATTGTTGCCCCTGCCACCACCAGCGCCACCAGCAACCACAAGGTAGGTAGCAGTAACCGATTGCAGTCCTGTCCAGCCAAATGCGGCGAGTGCGGCGGCTCCAACTTTTGATAAACGTGGCATCTGCGTGTCCTTATGCAAACTTGGTTTGCGAGGCCAAAACAGTAAACGCAGCACTGCCTGTTTTGATAATTACATAGGTGTAGCTATCAATTGAGCTTGCATTGCCAGAAGTTGGTGCTGTACCCCCCTGCCACTTGGGAGTCACAGACGAACCATCCACTTGTACGGCAGAGTTGTAGTAAGCAGTAGCGCCATTGGTTACCAAAAAGGTAGCAGACAACGATTGCCCCGTAGACATCACGCTGTTCAAAGATGTGCTTACATTGCCTCTGAAGTTGACGGTGAAGTTACCACTTGCATTGGTCGTGTAGTACAGGACTGACTGGGTTATAGCATCGTAGTTAATCGTGCCTGTTGCCGCAGTTGCAGAGATTGTGGTTGTCTCTCTGATTGTTGTTGCTAATTCATTGGTAACGGCGGGGCTTGTCAGGGTTTTGTTGGTAAGCGTCTGCGTTAGCTCATTGCCAGTGATTGTGAAATCAGAGTCGGGAACAGTAACAGCACGGTTAGCCGCAGGGGAAGCCGTAAAGGTTGAAGTGAAATTGGTGGAGCCACCGCTAAAAGCTATTGCCATGTTTTTTCCTTAGAAGACGACCAAGCGTTGACCGCTGGTAACAGTAATAGTAACGCCGCTGGCAACAGTGAGAGGGCCAACAGCAAATCCGTTCTGCCCGGCAGCAATAGTGCCACTTACCGTTACAGTGTCAGCATTTAACTGCACCGCGCCAATACCACCACCAATAGCGTTAGATGTAAATTCTGCGGGGTATGTGACAAACACATCTTTTGTACCAGCACTAAAGTTGACCAACGATCCTGCGTTGCTGGAAGAGATTACAGTTGTTCTTGCGAGTGTTGTACCAGATGCGGTGTATGTGCCAATCCCAACTTCCCACTCTGATCCTGTTTGTCCAGCGATGGTGTAGTAGGTGGTGTTGGCGTTACCGATGGCTGAAAAAGACTGATACCCCGTCGATGCACCAAGCAGAGTCACTGTTCCCGTACCCGCCGTTGTGGTCGTCTCTTTAACTCGGTCTGCAAGTACGAAAGCCATGTGTATCCTTATTCCGTTTCAACCAACGTCCAGTCAGGTGTTTCTGCATTGTTCACCAACGTCCAGCCAGCAGTTTGAGAATTGTTGACATTTTGCCAGTTTGCGGTCTGGCTGTCATCTACCAACTTCCAGTAGATCGGAATTACATCCCCGACAGAGCCAGCGGCTTGAACCCCAGACAAAGCAAAAGTTTTTCCAAATCCAACCGTGCCAACTAAACCTGTAGCGCTATCAGTCGTCAAAATACCGACTTGCGCAAACACAACTGTATTTACGAAACCCGCCGCTGCGACGCTGGTCAAGGCAACAGAAATTGCAGGCGCTACCGTGCCAACTTCACCTATTGCCACATCGCCGGATGTTACATCCGACTCGTTGTAGATCACCGTCCCAGCCGCGCCAGAAGCCTGAACTCCAGACAGAGCAACGGATTTACTGTGTGTTACAGACCCAACCGCGCCAGAAGCCGCCACGCCAGACAGAGCAAAAGTAAACGCCGCTGTGGGCGTACCTACAAACCCAGCAGCATGAACTCCGGCTATTAACGGGAAGTTGGTTTCGTTTACATCGCCAATGTCTGGATGGCACAGAACCCCAGTCAGGGCAACAGAGACACTTTTTACAACCGTACCTACACTGCCTGTTGCTTCATCCCCAGTTATTGCTTGCGACCCTGTGGCAACAACAGTGCCTACATTACCTGCGGCTACAACCCCAGTCAGGGTAACCGTGCTGGCTTTTGCAACGCTTCCAACATTCCCAGACGCAGATACGCCCGTCAGGGCTACGACGACATCTGCGACCTCACCAAGAGCGGCGTACGGTGACTGGGCGTATGCGGATATACCAAACATGGTCTACGGCCTGCGCCGCCTCCGCTTAGGTTGTAGCCAGACGCAACAATGCTGTTGTGGTGTTGTTCACAGGCATGGTCAAAGTGAAAGTACCAGACGTAATGGTCTGTGAACCAAACGTGTGAACACTCACCGCCTTGTTGCTCTGTGAAGAGTTGTAGATCAACACTGCATCAAACGCTGTGGTCAAAGTCACTGAGGTGTAAATCAAACTGGCAGAAGGCGTAAAAAAGGCTACCCCAGCAGTTGCTGATGCGTTGGTTGCAGTTGGTGGCGTTGCAGCCGTGACCGCTATACCTCCAGCAGAATAGCCAGCGCCAGACACTTCACCTGATGTTGTATACACAGTGGTAGCGGCATCGATCGTAGCGGAAACCAAATACAAGGCCGCTTTAAAAGAGTCGGTTGCGCTCGTTCCACGGGTCGGCGCAGTGCCAAAGTTGTGGGTTGCTGTCAGTAACTCGCCCATGAACGAGGTACACATTGATTGAGTATTTGCCATGATATTTCCTTAAAACGAAGCGGATTCACCGCCAATGAATGTAGGGGGTTTCTTCAAAGTTACATGCACGGAACGGTGGACAAGTTCACCATCCAACCAGTACTCAGTCCATGTGGTGAGTTCGTTGTCATTATCGACTGTACCCTCTTGCTTTACAAGCAGAGAATCGTCCATTTCGCCTTTGGTCGTCGTTACGAGTGCCATTACACAATCCTTATAAGTGCTGACGTGCTTGTGTTTGCAGGCATCGTCACAGTGAATGAAGTGGTTGATGTTTTGTTGTTGCCAAAATCAAGCACACAGACTGCGCCATTGTCGCCTGCTTTGTAGATCAACGCGCCACGGGCTGTGATCGCACCTGTCCACGACGGAGAAGTGAAAGTCACGTACGTAACGCTACCAGACGATGTTGTTTGAGACGTGACCGTAGTTGTCACGATCTGACCACCTGCCACGTAGTTACCACCTGATGCTTCACCTGTAACTGTGTAGGCTGTGGTGGTTTCGTCCAGCGTTGCATCATTGGTGTACAGAGCCAGTCGGAACGTATCCGAGGTCAAGTTGATTGACCCGTTTGCCAGCCCTGCTCGCAGCGTATTGCAAGAGAAGTTGCCTGTGAAGCTCATACACGATTCCCCTTTCGCACATTATCTGCTGCGGGGATTACTTGTAAGTTTGTCGGTACGTGAAAACCAGAAACAATTTTGCCTTGGAGCGGTAGTATGTGGTCAACGTGCCAAGAAAATCCAAACATTTTTGTACGCAGCGCAGCCAACTCATACGCTTGTTGAATCATCCAATGATCATCGGATGTGAGCCAAATGGGAGTACGGTTAATTTTTGCTAAGCGCCGTTTTACGGTATGCGCGTTTACTTTGCCTTTGTTGTTAAATTTTGTTTTCTTTGCGTATACTTTTACTTTTTCTGGGTTATTTGCGCTCCACGCAAGAATGGTGGCGCGGCATGATTCTTTGTTTGCTTTACGATATTGAATATCGCGTTCGCGTTTCTTTTGAACCATCTCAGGTTTGAGCATCATTTTTAATCGGTCTTTACGGCGTTGCGCTTGCGTACGTTCTTTATTTGCCGCTCGATTATCCTGTAATGTTTTTTTAGCGCATTCAACACACGCCCCAGATACTCTACGAAGCCCTTCAAGCTCAGGATGTTTAACACACGCCGACCCATAACACGTAGGCAGTCCTAATGTTTTAGCCTCTTGGCGCGTATGTTTAATCATTACGCTACTCCATTGTTTTGGGGTAAAGGCGATAAACGATACTGACCGCTTCTATAACTATCGGATCGCTCCATGCCATCGCCCAGACGTTTCGCCAACGCAAGTGCTTCTTTGAACTTGGTGTCGTACAACGTGATGATGTCTTGCTCACCTTTCATAAAAGTGTAAGCCTCTACCAATGAGCCGTACAGCAAAACGGAATCAAAGTTATCCCCCAACCATGTTGTGGTCGCGGTGGTGATGGACTCTGGATAGTAATAGTAGTGAAGCTCAACGTAATACGCCGCATCAGGCGTTGGGCCAAGGATAATTGACAATTCGTTGGTGATTGCGGAACTGACAATCGTTGGGCCAAACAACGCATAGTATTTTGGAACACCTTTGTCGTTTGGCGCAGGGTACGCCTGACGGATGAAATTCACATCCTTGTTGAGTAAATACTCAAACGTGCCAGTGTCCAAGTTTCCACCAACAACACCTGTCACCAATGCCAACGAATACACAGACAAAAAGTCATTTGGCAAAGACACGTACTTATTGCTTGACGTGATCGCTGTGTACTGATTCTTGCGAAGCGACGGGAACTGAACCGAGTTGTAAATGCGTTGCTCAGCCTGCTGAATGAACCGATTGATCTGAGCGGTTGAGTTCTCAGTCGATCCATCAGCAAGGTATACAGGGGGAAACTGATTCTCCGTGTATGACTGAATTGCAGTTACAAGCTGGCTGTAGTTCACGCCATTGGCCCCCGCGCCATCACGCCTTTAGTAGCCGCGCCAGTGCCACGGATTTTGATACCAGTGGTTTTGGTAGGCTTGTAGTCATTGCTGTGAGCATTTGCCTCAGAGACG